TATTTCATAAGAATATTATCTTCCTTCTTAGCGGATCAAGTGCGCTGATTGTCTCACCCATAATTTTGTTGTAGTTCTTTTCCACTATGTCTGGATTCTCAACAGAACTCTCAACGTCCACATCATCCATAACCAATAGAGTGGGTCTCGCACTCTTATCGTCTTCCATGTCGTACTCATTAGCTCACCTCAAGACTTGCCTTAATGACTTACTATTGATCTTGACGCCGTTTGTTGTGTCAAAGTTATGTAATGACTTCTTCTTGAGGTCGTCCTTTTTTGTCTCCAAAGGGAAAAGTAGCCCGTAGTCGTTGACTATTGACCTCTTGAATAACATCTTTGCAACATTCCTTACCCACTCGGATGAAAGGTTTGACTCGTATGACTGGACAACTATGTGCGGCTCGACCTTGTAACATATACACCACACAACATATCATCTGACCATAGTAGTCTTTCTACTAGCTCTGAATGCCTCAATGAAAGTATTCTTTCTACTTTGCACAGACTTCATCCACTCGACTTGGAACTTGGTGAATGGTCGTCAGAAATGGTACGCAAAGAAAGCAGGGAAGTTGTCTCTGAAGTACTCAACCCTCACCGCTTTATCGTTTAACGCGTCCCGTTTTGTCATCTACTACAGAGAACGTAAAGCGTCCAATGCTGCTGCTTGGTCACTATTAAGAGGGCTTATGCCTCCCTTGCTGTCTGTGATAGATCATCAGAGGACGTTAATCCTTGCCATATCGTCCCTAGCTATTTCTTTTATTAGGCTGGCGTCGCTTCTATTGAGCACATCCTTTGCACATGACTCGTCTACAAACCTATCAAATACTGCACTAACCTTCCTTAGTCTATTCTTTGCAGACAGCACGATATACGCTATGGTATCGTCTTTTGCTCAGTTTTGCTTAAGTTCGTTTTTACAGTTATGTGCTGTTCAGTTGCTCATTCATGTAGAGCCTGCAATCTCTCTCTCTGTAGCATGTGGGTTATTTACTAGCATTTCCGCAACTTTCGCCACGTTCTTCTTCTTGTCAGCTCTTGCCATCTAAGTTGTTTATTCTGTAAATTTACCTGTATTGTCTCCCATGATCATAAGGATGTCAAATATAGATACAAGTACTGGTATGAATGTCCAGCAGAATACCATATACAAGAACCCTCTCTTTGTGTTTCATAAATAGAATTGGTGTGCTCCTATGCCTCAAAGGAATAGTGCAAGAAGTATCGCTGTTGTTTTGTTTTTCATTATGAAGTGTTGTTATAAATTGTGCCATACTAGCCTCGTGCTTTCATCCTGGCCCTCGCTATATCCATGTACTCTCCCTCTCTCTCTATACCTATGAAATCAAAACCTCACAACTTAGCTCATATACCTGTACTACCAGATCACATATAAGGGTCTAGTATAGTTCATCACTTAGGTGTTATAAGTCTTACTAAGTATTGCATAAGTTTAATGGGCTTAACCGTTGGGTGATAATTTGCGACTGGTCTATTTCTATCGTTTCAATTAGCCACATCTCTAGTGTATCATTTTGCATTACTTCATCCTGGCTTTTTCTCAAACCCCTCTAGCCCCTTATTCCTTTCGCTTCTTGAAGCCTTGGCGCAATAGAAGAAACGAGCTGCAGAGCCTCTATCTGCATAACTATTTTCAGGTGTACGAACTTCATCTATAAACATTGATTTCCCATCATTTATTCTTTTATCACTTATTTTGTTTTGTTTACTTGGTTTCGTCTCTGGGAACAGATTAACAACCTCATCACTTCAATCGTGGATTAAGTTAGCAGGGAATCTTCAAGTATTAGTTGTAGTATAAGTAGTATCTTTGTCGCAAGGATTTCATTTCATGGCTCACATTAAGTCTTGTCACAAGTGACAAGTGACATTTATCTTTTCACTACCCACCCTACACTCATCTATATTGATACCACCTGTTCAATGCTTCAATACGTTCTTTGCAATAGTCTTTTCTGATAGTGGCTTTCTGCATAGTGTTCGGAGTTCCATTGCAGGCTTGAGTGCAGTGCCTCGTCATTCGTGTGGTGATGTTCATTTGGTTGATTTATTTATTCATCTACCATCTGGCTCTTTTCCTACAGAAAAACTATTGCCACCACACCTTTTTTTGCCATCTGGTGCTACATAATCATTAACCTCCCTTTCATTACCCTGCAACTTGTCCACGCTTTTTCCCAGATTGAGTGATTTGGGAAATCAACTACCATATACCCACGCAATAATATCTCTAATCTCGAACCCTCAATCCTCTAGATTTACTGCCATTCTGTGTTGCGTTCTTGTTCAGCAAGCGATCAGTGCATGACCTCATGGCTTCAATACCCTTAGACACTCAGCCCATACATCTTTCTGCGGTACATCATAATCCCATTTCTTACCCATGAACGATATTCAGTAAGGGGGATCTGTAACCATACTATCGATGGAGTTGTCCTCCATTTCCTTTAATTTCTCCAAACATTCTCAATGCAACAAAATTTCTTTCATTATGAAGTGTTGTTATAAATTGTGCCATACTAGCCTCGTGCTTTCATCCTTGCCCTCGCTATATCCATGTACTCTTCCTCTCTCTCTATACCTATGAAATCAAAACCTCACAACTTAGCTCATATACCTGTACTACCAGATCACATATAAGGGTCTAGTATGGTTCATCATACGGGGGTTATAAGTCTGCATAGGTATTGCATAAGCTTTATAGGCTTAACCGTTGGGTGTGTACATTGCCCCTCTAGCCCCTTATTCCTTTCGCTTTTTGAAGCCTTACTGCAATAGAAGAAGCGAGCTGCAGATCAAGAACTACCTTTGTGTTCTTGATATACCTCACCTTTTGCAAATCATTCTTTATGTCCATATATACCTTTTACTGTACCACTTTTACTATCTGGAAACAACCCAACCACCTCATCACTTCAATCATGTATTAAGTTAGCAGGGAATCTGCCTAAACCCTCTGCGTGCTTTACGTTATGTTTGATTTTATCAGAATGGGATTTTTCTTTCTCTTTATCGTGCATTCGTGGTCTATCCCACCCCTCTTTACCAGCAAAAGTTGCACGTTTTTCAGCACCTCCTCCCAATTTATCAGTAGTTCCCACCCTACACTCATCTATATTGATGCCACCTGTTCAATGCTTCAATACATTCTTTGCAATAGTCTTTTCTGATAGTGGCTTTCTGCATAGTGTTCGGAGTTCCATTGCAGGTTTAAGAGCTGTACCTCGTCATTCGTGTGGTGATGTTCATTTGGTATTAACGCTAGAACCTCATAAATCAACACCTGTAAAGTGTTTTGCTGTTCTTCTTCATTTACTTCAATCTGCATATATTGTTTTTCACATAACCTCCCTTTCATTACCCTGCAACTTGTCCACGCTTTTTCCCAGATTGAGTGATTTGGGAAATCAACTACCATATACCCACGCAATAATATCTCTAATCTCAAACCCTCAATCCTCCAGGTTTACTGCCATTCTGTGTTGTGTTCTTGTTCAGCAAGCAATCAAAGCATGACCTCATGGTTTTAGTACCCTTAGGCATTCTTCTCGTACCTCTTTCTGTGGTACGTCATAATCTCGTTTCTTACCCATGAATGATATTCAGTAAGGGGGATCTGTAACCATACTATCGATGGAGTTGTCCTCCATTTCCTTTAATTTCTCCAAACAATCTCAATGCAACAAAGTTTCTTTCATTATGAAGTCTTCTTGGAGATGAATTGCCCTAGGCTCGGTGCTACAAATCAATCTCCCTTCCTTACCTTTCCATTGCTGTCTTTTTCGTATGGTAGTTTGGCGAAGTTGGACCTGCATACCTCCATGCAAGCAGCGAATAGTCTGTCTCCTACTAATCACTCAGCTAATAGCAAGGAAACGTGTATGATATAGTGATAGTGTGAGCTGATAAGATCATAATTGATCGTTTTGTTCTTTAGTTCCTTCTCTATGTAGTCTGTGTACTCTAACAATCATTCCTTGCTTACCTTAGAAGCCCTTATATCTCTATTTGCTTGTTGGTATTGTAATTCTGGATGATACTCGTGTCACATCTTGTGTAGTTCTCATAGAGTTCCAAAGGCTGTGTCTATCATAGCGTCTAAGAAAAGAACATTAGTCTGAGCCTCTATGCCCTCCACTATCTCCTCTACTACGATATTTATCCCTCCAGTTCGTAGAGCCTTTACTTCTAGCTCGTCGTTAGGGTGTGTTATCTTAGGGAATAGCATACCTTCTCCGTTCCCTACTGCCTTATTTCGCTCCTTTACGGCGTAGCTGAATCATAGTCTTTGTTCTTCGTTCATAACAACAACAATTTACATCTAAATAACTAACACCAATAATACTGCCAGTCCCCTATATTGCAATAGGCAATAGCAATATACTACTTTACATTCTCTGTGAAGAGTGCAACTACACAGTTTCACAACTTGAAAACCAGAAAGAGTTTCACTATATAGCGCTTCTATGTTTTTATATATATATTGATTTAAAGAAGTTTATAGTATATTAACCTGTGTAACACATGCAATCATCAATTTCTCAATCTATGACTGGTTTTTCATTTCACATATACCTAAAAAGCGATCTGTGTACTACACGTGTAAAAATATATTAAGCAACAAATGTTTACACTGTAAATACCACTAACCTGTGTAATGCACAGGTAACGAACCACTTTGCTATTGCATTAAGTGTGTAACTTGTTATACTGCAAATACCTAAAAAACTTCCTTGCATATAGTCGCCTTTTTGTTATATTGTCAACTGGCCAGTCGACACATATACACATATAAAGACCTCTAAGCACGCAAGGAAGTGAGCATAGGGGTCTTTATATGTGTATGTAAAAAATTATGACGTTTCTAAAGAATCTTGGTTGTGATGGCAAGAACATTGAGTTCAGGCACTTCCCTAACTGAAAGCCTGTGTCTTTGAGGAGTGTACCTAAAGACCTTTCTGGTCATACTGATCTGTACTTTGTTGTTTGATGATGAGTGAGGATTTGAAGATACACGAAGGATGTGGATGTGACTAGTAAGTGATACATGGTTATCGATATTGATATTAGATCGAATCTAGGTGGTGAAACACCAGATAGTGTCATTGAGGAAGCTGTTGTTTTTATTGTGTCTGCTTACAAGGAGCACAAGGTGTTATCTGACTGGAGGTATATAGTATACTCTTGAAACGGGTTGCACATATACTATACAGCACCAAAGCTTATCGAGACTGACCTAGTCGAGTACAAGAACGCAACACAATGGCTCTATAACCAAAGTGATTTGCTACTCCCGGACTCCATGAGGTCTGACCACTCATGTAAGAACATCTCAAGGATAACCCGTTGTATATGAACGGTGAACGCTAAGAGATCTGAGAGGTATGGGCTAAGTGAAGCCTTCACTGTGAGTGTAGCGAAAGAGCAAGACAAGAACTGCAGTATATTCAGTGACCTTTCCAGTTACGCAAAAGAGACTTTATCTAAAGTGGTGAGTAGTCATAAGAAAACGAAGTATAGTAACGGTGACGGTGAGGTCTTCGATCTCATATGTGATATAAGCAGCACCGATTTTGCTGACATTGTTAGTAAAGAGTTAGGCATGGCTTGATATAAAGAGTCTTCCAATTACATACACTTGCTATCTCCAAAGGATGGCAAGAACAGTTCGTTGTTTATAGTAAAGGGGTCTAACCTACTAATAAGTGATTGATCTAAGTATTTGTCGTCTGATGAGGACGCATACAACTGCTTTTCTTTTGTCAATAAAGAGCTGTGACTTTCCGCTAAGGACACGTTTGACTACTTCAAAGAGAAGTTTACTCACATATATGATGCAGGCATGAAAGAGGAGAGAGCTATTACAGAGAAGCCAAAGAAAGAGAAAGTAGAATGAAAAAGGGAATCACTACTAGAGAACAAACCATTGGATCAGAAGTTCCTAGCGAAGAGACTCAACCCACTAGAAGAAGCGAAGCTCTTCTTATTAGAACACACTTTTGCGTATCATAGAGGTGATGTTTACATTTCAAAAGGTGACTCACCATTGTACTCCATAATAGACGAGGATGTACTAAAGAATATTATACTATCTCATCTTGACAACAAGTTTGACAAGGTCACCACTAAGCAAGTAGTGGAGGTGCTTACTTTCATAAAGATAAAGTCTACTGATATATCCTGAAATACTAGGACTTTACACGAGCCAGACGACAACGTCATACCATTGAAGCACCACAAAATAACAATCACAGGCGACTCTTATAGTGTGTCGGACATAACGAGAAAAGATTTCATATCTGGGACTATAGATATTGACCACAACGAGGTGTTAGGTTCTACTGATCCAGAGAGATGGCTAGACTTTCTCAAGCGGATGTTGTGTGGGTACACAGACAAGGAGGCTGTTATGGAGACAATACAAGAGTTCTGTGGTATCTGCCTAGTTTGATGAAACCCATGAGAGAGAGCGTTGATATTGATATGATGAGGTGGTAATGGTAAAGGTGTATTCACAAAGACACTCGCTGGTATTATGTGAAGTAGAGCCGTCGGACTCACAATAACCAACAAAATGGGTGAGGACTTCTCTTTACCATGAATGATCGGAAAGACATTGGCTATCGATTATGATATGGGGAAAGTGCAACTTGATGACCACCTTATCAAGAAGCTCATATCTTGAGAAGAGATAAACATGAACAGAAAGTACAGGGATCGTGTGCCGTTCAAGAATAAGGCTTCGTTGATTATGTGTACAAACAAAGAGCCATGGATAAAGGACAAGGATAACTCGATCAAACGTAGGGGGATTATTGTGCAATGTTTATGAGATATTGAGACAGTAGAGAAGGTGGAGAGAATGGATCAAGTACTAGTTGAGAAAGAGTGACCACAGATACTAAACTGGATGATCTCATGACTTATGAGAGTTTTGGAGAGGGGGACTATAAAAATGGCTACTGAGCTTGTGGGAGGCATGCAAGACTTTATCGATGAGCAAGACCTTGTGTTACAGTACCTTATAGAGAAAGAGGAGCAGTGAGACATACAGCATGGCGTAATGTCATTAAAGCATATCGTCTCGGACGACTTCAATAGGTGGCTAAGGGGTACAGGGCACAAGCCTTGGGGGCACAACACTATCTGTAAGAGGATGAGGTATCACTTTGAGAGGTTCAAGATTGACGAAGTGCAAAAGATGGTCTGAGGCAAGAGGTTTAGAGCCTATGAAGGAATTGACGTTAGTGACCTCCTATCGGTAAGGTCATAATGTTTAGTCTAAGGGAGTACCAAGAAAGAATCGTCTCTGATGGGGTGGATATCCTTAGAGACAAAAGACTACTGTATCTAGCGATGGAGGTGAGGACGTGAAAAACTCTCACTTCATTGAGTATAGCCAAAGGCCTTTGAGCGAAGAGGGTCTTGTTTGTGACAAAGAAACTCTGTATCGACAATGGCAATATCGTAGACGACTACAAATTGATGTGAGCAGAGTTCGATCTAGTGTTGTCTACAAACAACTACAAGACTATAGGGAAACAGGAGTGACACTTTGATGTTGTGATTGTTGACGAGGCACACACCTTCTCATCTTTCCCAAAACCACCAGCAAACGCAAAAGCTGTAAGGAAAATAGATTGTGATTATATGATATTGATGAGCTGAACGCCTAGCCCAGAGAGTTACTCACAGTTGTTCCACCAATTTTGGATGACGTGACGTTGACCGTTCAGGAAATATGCTAGCTTCTATAAACGGGCGAGCGATTATGTGAAGGTAACACAGAAGAAAATCAACTGATACAATATAAACGATTATAGTAACGCAAAGAAAAAGAAGATATTCGAGAAGATCACTGAGTATATTATATCGTTCAGCCAAAAACAAAGCTGATTCAGCAACAAAATAACCGAGACAGTACACAATGTCCGCCCAACACCAGAACTTCTGACGTTACTCAAGAGCGTAAAGAAACAAGACGTTTTGAGGTTAAAAGACGGCAATGTGGTGATGGATAGCGCTGCAACAAAGCTGACTAAGTACAGACAGTTGTGCGGGGGTAGTGTTATTATGGATAATTGAGAGACGGCGATACTTGATTTGTCTAAGGCTGAGTACATAAGGGACAATTTTAGAGACAAGAAGTTGTTGATATTCTATTATTATCAGGCGGAGAAAGAGATATTGAAGCAGGTGTTGTGAGACCTTGTGACTGAGGACTTCCAAGAGTTCAGGTCTACTAATAAGAGCATCATCAAGCAAGTAAGGAACGGTAGAGAGTGAGTAAGTTACAAAGAGGCTGACGAGATAGTGTTCTACAGTATCGACTACAGCGCAACGAGTTATCGACAAGCGAGGGACAGGTTGACAACGATTGACCGTTGAGAGACACTTGTGCATTGGCTGTTCATGGTGTGAGGCGTAGAGAGTAAGGTATACAAGACTGTGTTAGGTAAGAAGAGTTTTACGTATTCACATTTTATGAGATGCTAGAGTCAAAGGTACAGGCGAAGTTAATAAAGAAATTAGAAGCGAGGTGATACTATGTATTAAAGCTGATGAAGACCAACAGGAACGGTATCCCTGATCTGCTAGCGCTCAAGGCCTGAGAGACACCACGGTTCATCGAGGTAAAGTGAGACAAGACAAAGTTAAGAGACCTACAGGAGTACAGGATAGAGGAGCTACAAAGCCACTGATTCAGGGCGGAAGTCTGTAGAGGTGTGGATTGAGTAAATAATCTATAAAAATCTATTGCAATACACATAAAACAATGTATTATGTGAGTAATCGTCCAACCCACGAAGACGTTAAAAGCGATGGTTTTATAAGTAAATCATAATTACCATGCCTATTTATGGAGAGAAGAAAGAATCAGCATCGCCAGTTAGTAAGTACCTCAAATGGAAGGGTGGCTGAGACGCTGGACACTTTGAATACTGGGACGGTGACAAGTCAGAGAACATCATATTTGAGTTGTGAGAGTTTGTGTTGCTCAAGGTTGGTTACACTATCAAGTGATACAGCGCAGCACACAAAGCATGATTCTGGAGTAACGAGATTGACTACTTCTCAGAGGAGCTGACAGTGAGTATATTCAATAACGGCAGATTCGCTAAAGGAGCGTACAAAGATATCAAGGCAGATCTATCGACAGCAGGTGCTAAACTGCACATTGCACTGACTGTGTTGCATAAAGGAGAGGTTATACAGTTCTTCTTGAAGGGTAAGGCATACTATAACTTTAGTGAGCTTATGAAGAAGCTTGACCAGACACAAAATAAAATCAAGTATATTGAGTCCGTTCTAATGACAGACGCTGCGAGTCCTTACAGATTACCATCGTTTGAGATCTGATCGGTAGTTACTAAGAAGGAATGAGAGCAAGCAGTAGAAGCGGCAGGAGACCTCATTGAATACAGAAACAATATTAAGACAGCACACACAGATAAAAGTATAATGGACGACACAGACACTGATGAAGATCTACCGTTCTAATTATAGCCCTTCGGGGCTTTTTTATGTCAAAAAATACCATGAAGCTATCTGCATCACAATTAAAATGCTACAAGAACGACAAAGCCACTTGGGGGTGACGTTATCTGTTATGATTCAGAGACTCAGCACCAAAAACATACTTTGACCTTGGAACAGCCTTCCATAAGTTCATGCAGACAGGAGAGAAAGAGGAGGCAGTAAGATTTATAAAAGACACGGGATGGCATGAGAGTGAGAAGAAAAACATGCTGAAAACCCTTGAGACTCTATTTAGCAACGCTGAGTGATATGAAGAGGAGTGAGTTGGGCCTCCAGAAAGAGAGAAGTATGTTGAGTGAGAGATCCGAGGTGTCACCTTCTGTTGATATGTCGACTGTGTCTACAATGACAAGTGTATTGACTACAAGACAGCAGCAACAAAGACAACGCCAGAGAACAAGCCAAGGATGTGATCTACTATGACACCTTACGAGGAGTATGCACTACAAGCATATATATACATGAAGCTAACAGGCACAGAGAGTTGTGACTTTGTGGAGGTTTACAAGAAGGTTGTCAAGAAGTATGACGTTCAACACAATATGATCACATTTAATTTGACCCTAGCTTTTGAGAAGAAGATGGAGGACATGCACAAGGGTGATGTTTTAGAACTTATTAAAACCTATAATGAATATAAATGAATTTAAGATGAGATCACAGATAAGGCTTGCGCTTATCAAGATGGAGGAGAAGCTTGGGAGAAGGTTGCTAATGTCTGAGTTTTTCAAGCTTAACAACATAAGCCAAAATCGATTGTACGCTTGTTATGCTAGCGGTAAGATGTGAAAGAACTATATTTCCAAGCTCGAGGCTGCTTGAGTTGATACTACTGTAGCACTAAAAAACGATTAGTTATCAGAAAGTGTATAAATCTATTGCAAAACATATGTTTATCTATAGAATGTAATTATCTCAAGTAAGGGATGCATTTATATTCTACCTGATCTATCATGTTTGTAACAGACCTATTGACTGGAGAGCCTATCGAAATCACCAACGGAATGGATACCGAGAGGGAAAAGCACTTATCAACGATCCCGTTCAGTATCGAAGAACAGAAGTTCTATTACACAGAAGAGATTTTAGAGGAGATGAAGATGGCAAGATGACGATAAGTTGATGGAGGTTCGTACCTACTATGACCCCTGATGACTTCATCTACAACAATGACGATATGTGGTCGGAGGACTTCGATGATGTCGACAGGGAGGAGGCAAAGAAGAAAATGTGTGAGCTCTTTGAACTGTATCTTGAGGAAAACTTTTAATCTCTTGTGTGTAGAAGTAATGATAACAATGCAAACAAGAATAGTCACAATCAATTGAGTCATGTTAGTACTGCTTGTAGCTTCTGACACTTTATCCTCTAGCGGTAACGGATAATGCAAATACTCACACAAGAAGATGCCCATCTAATGCTTAGGCAATGAGAACTACGCACTAAAACAGAGCAGCTACAAAGCCAGTGATACGTACTACCTAGAGTGCCAGACGGGAGTAGATCAATAGAAAAAGCAAGGCGGTTGCCATATAAATTTGCCATATTAGTGTGACTGTATTTTGCTTATATATCGAGCCATACTCTAGGAGCATTTATAATAGTGGTTGCAAGCACGATATTTATACTGACAATTGACTTCGACTGATTGGGTAAGTACAACAAACGAGCGAAAGGGTATATATTTGTGTCATCGCTTATTCTATGTGCCGCTCTAAGATTTATTCTTCTAACTGTACTGTAATGTGATATGTGAAAAACCTTGTATTGTTTATCGTAATCGTCGCTATATGTGGTTATTGACTGGCTAGATTTTGATTGATAGAGAATAAGCAAGTGCACCAGTCTGCGTCAGAAATATACGGAGTAGAGTACTCACAGGTTATGTGAAGGCTTAAAGAGATAAACCAAGAGATGTCTGATGCTGAGAGTACACTACAAAAACTATCAACTGAGAGAGCAGAAGTTATCGCAAGGTGAGACGACTTGATAAAGGATTCGTTTGAATGGGCGCACACTTTGCCATCTGAGACTATCCCTACAGCAGAGATAGAGCCTATGACATGAGACGTTGACGTTTGATTGTATGACTAATTTTTAATATATACTAAGTATAGATGGGTAACACATGAAACCGCAACACAGGAAACAAAAACACAGGAGACCGTAACACAGGAGACCGAAATACAGGACACCGCAACACAGGAGACTGAAACACAGGACACCGAAACGCAGGAGACCGCAACACAGGACACCGCAACGCAGGACACCGCAACGCAGGAGACCGAAATACAGGAGACTTCAACACAGGATACCTAAACACAGACACACCTAAGGTCAGGATATTCTGAGTTCAGACAAATATAGAACAATGAAGCATAGAATTCCCTGGTCGGTTCTATTTTGATACACTCGTTTGGGTGAGTGAGTGAGAAATGACAGACGCAGAGAAAAAACTAAACCCCGAATATTGATCTACGGATTGATACCTTAAAAGAATATCAAACAAAGAGAATAAAGATGAGTACATGAAAGACTGTTGGAGGTTGGCATTTGATAGATGTGAAGACTTATGAGACATCAAGAGTACGCTAGAAATACCGCATTTTACTTATGATAAGTTCGAGGAGCTAAGCTGAATATCAGAAGCAGACTTTACGAAAAAGCTTTGAGTAAAGACAGAGACAGTAGAGTATACTGATACTATAGTAGTCAATGGAGTAACATATAAGAGAGTATAAATGTTTGATTGTATTATTAGACTATAAAATCTTTATAGCTGCTAGTCACAGTGATCTATCCTAACCTATGAAGCACTTAGTCACTATTCTTGCAATACCTGCAATACTATTCTGACAGATATACGCTTTTATGTCTCTGACAGATCTACAAAGTGAAATAGACGGGATAGAGAAAGAAGTGTCAGAGCTAAAAGGTCATAGGATCTACGCAGAGCAAAAGGTAAGATACCACGAGAGCAAAGTGAAACACTTCACACTAAAAGCTCTAGAGATATCAGCAGCAGAATGAGAGAGGAGAGAGCTTCTAGCGTTCTCTCTACTAGATATGCACAATAGGATAATGGCTTGAGAATGAGATATGGCAATAGAGCAGCTAGAACAAGCTAGTAATAGCTCAGCATGAGAAGTTAAGGTGGGTAATGCACCAATTGTGCAACAATGACAAAAGCCATTCAATATAGAGCACCTAGCATGGAGCGTGGCGTGAGCAGAAACGAACCACTGTACAAAGTGATATTGACTATCATATAACAACTGTTTTGGCATCAAGAATTGAAATACTGCACCATGCCCGAAGGTTGGGATAAACAGGATGTGTATATATGAGAGACCAGAAGACAGCTACGAAGCGTTTAAGAATATACGATCAACAAGATATAAGGGATTCCCAAACATAAACAAAGCCGCAAAGCGAACAGGAAACGACCATGCGGCAACTCGACTGAAAAACGTCAACTACTTTTATTACAATAACTAACCATGAAATACAAACTAACTGACAACACAAAGAATCATCAATGAAAGACACTACACCAGATCGAGTCATTAAAGGACTTCTCTGACGTGAGCAGATGAGATCTTGGGTGATGGATAGAAAAAGAATCCAACCTGACTCAAAGCGGGTGTGCACGAGTCTACTGAAATGCACGAGTCTACTGAAGTGCAAGTATCTCCTGAGAGGCAGAGGTCTACTGAAATGCACGAGTCTACTGAGAGGCAAGAGTCTCCTGAAAGGCAAGAGTCTCCTGAGATGCAGAGGTCTCCTGAGATGCAAGAGTCTCCTGAAAGGCACGAGTCTACTGAAATGCAAGTATCTCCTGAAAGGCAAGTGTCTCCTGAGAGGCAGAGGTCTACTGAAAGGCAAGTGTCTCCTGAAATGCAAGTGTCTCCTGAAATGCAAGTATCTACTGAGATGCAGAGGTCTCCTGAGAGGCAAGAGTCTACTGAAATGCAAGTATCTACTGAGATGCAGAGGTCTCCTGAGAGGCAGAGGTCTACTGAAATGCAAGAGCCTCCTGAGATGCAGAGGTCTCCTGAGATGCAAGAGTCTACTGAAATGCGATGTTAAGTGCGAATAACAACTACACAAAGTGAAGGTTTATTTGATGAGATGATAGTTGAAAAATAACAAGAATGGAGGAGTTATCTTGATCTGACTACTGGGAAGCGCAGTATGTCTTATGAGACTACGAGATAACACCACAGAAGGAAAAGACAAAGAATGCAGATGAGATGATAATCAACGGTGAGACTTGGGTTAAGCTATCCGTCTAGGATGGGCATACAGAAGAGTAAAAAGCAGAAAAACTTTAATTAAAAACCTTAATCAGTATGAGCATCCATTTCTTAAAAAAAGATAACATCTTCATTATCTCGTTGCTAGTTGTCATTTTGACTCTATTTTATACAATATATGCATTGATAAGTGCGACAGCAAATACTTCACCAGTTGTGGTTATATGAACTGGAGATACAGTGCCTCCCATTACATGAAACATAAACACTGGCATAGTAGCAGAGGAAGCATCAATACATACTAAAATTATCATGAGTTGAGTCGATCTATCTTCTTGGGAATCGTTTGATTCAAATAAATTCCCTCAATTTATCATCAACAGAATGCCAAAAAACCTTGAAATGGTTATTGATTTAGATTTTTCTCCAGACTTTGTTGAAAAGTTTCCTTGGTATGCCAACTCTGATTGATACTGATTTTCCATAAAGGTGTTTTTTGACTCTATAAATAATGGAGGGTTTTTTAATGTCTTCAGAAAAACTGATGGCTGAGTTGCTAATGATGTAAAGTCTTGACTAACATGACGAGTGATTGCAAGCGACATTAAAGGGTGATATACACGGCATATTCCATTAGATGAAAAATTTATAGTCGCTACAGACTTCACAGAAGTTAGACCAGGTTATCAATATAAGTACTTCGATCCCCAGAAATACATTATAAAAAAAGATAACTCACCAATTCGCATCTGAGTATTTTTTTCTTCAGTAAGCGAGCTTCAGTGACGGAAGTTCACATACATTGAAGACATAAAAATCACTTATGAGTGATATAACTCAGATGTTGTATTACTTAAAAACTAAAGAGTAGGTGCTTTTTCCCCACTTAAGCGCCTTTACTTACTGGTTTTTGTTTCTAAAGAGCTGTCCTTTTCTATACATGATTCAGTGCTATGATAACGAAAGTAACTACACCAAAATGAATGTCAGATAAAGATATAAAACAGAGATTAGAGTGAATAGCTATTAGGCATAACATTTAACCAACCCGCTTCCTATGGCTAAAAACAAAGTATGATGAAGGATACAAGGAGACCCAAACGCTAGATCATACAAAGAGAATGGAGGGAAGTTCTGGAGAGGCACGCATGGTAACGCTGCGAAGTTAGGCAAAGAGTTGTCCGATGCGCTAGATGGCCAAGGCACTAGCAGTTGGGGTATGACTAGAAGAAAAATAGTGAAAGCGTTAGCAGGGTTGCTACGTAGAAAGGTCGTCGATTCAGGCGACTTTTTTTCTTGAATCGGAGTTGATGTAGTTACAGAAAGGGAGAAGGCCAAGAAGATATTACTTGATATGGATAAGTGAAAAATGCCGCCTTGCAATGAGTCGCAAAGAACATGAGACGACCATGCACGGCAGAAAAAGACACACCTACACCATAGAACACCAAAATGGAAAGGGGGTGCTGTCCATGCGTTATGGAATCTCTTATTTGTTTCACCTAAGAAGCACAACGATGTACTCACACCAAAGGCGCATCAAGGCGAATACTACTGAGGGAAAGAAGAAAGAAGAAGAGACGCACAAGAAGCAAGAAAGAGAGCACAGATTAAAAAAAAGAAATAGAAAAAAGACACCTCGCCTTGAAAGAACGGGGCTTTCTTGAGCTAACTTACGTAAATTTGCTATAGAAAAAACCACCCATGCAGGTGGCTTCTCTCTTATGCCATACACATGACTACAACGATTTCTTGTACTCGTCAAGAACGTCTCTTGCTTCTGGGATTAGTCTGTACGCTCTATTGAAAGTGATGTCCAGCAAATCCATTCTCTCTTCCAGCAGCTCACCCTCTAGGGCAAACTTTCTCTCTCTAGCATCGAAGTTGTATTCACTAGTTTTTCAGTCGATCCTTGATTCATGTGCTTCTAGGTATCCTAGTTCTTTTAGCTTAGCTGTCACTTTCTTCCCAGCCTCTTCCATTCATTGCAACGAAGCGATCCCAAGCATTCAGTGGAATAGTTTGATAGCTGCTAGTCATTCAGGTGTGTTTCTGTTACTCATCATATATAAGTAGATAATAAAGTATTACTCTAATATTAAATCTATCGTTTTGTTAGTTTTGTGCAAGTCATTTCTCAACTCCGTAAACTCAAACTTATTCCAAAACCACGAGTTCAATCTTTTTAATAGCTCTAAGTTATTTCTCTCTTTCTCTGTCAGTGGTTCTTTCTTGTAGCTGTTTTGGTATTCTTCCCAACTGGCATGCTTGTTATTCCAGAAGTTTGGTCACACGTCCCGCTTGCCTCTGAATCCAGCAACATCTGCATGGGTGATTATCTTGTCTGGAGTAAGGTTTAGCATTGAAAGGAGGTAGTTAGTCAATTCTCTTACCGCTTGCCTCTGAATGTCATTAAAGTCCGTTCAGTTTGAGCATATTTCTATGCCTATAGCATGTTGGTTCAATTCAGTCAGTCACTGTCGCTTAGATACTCAAGCGTGCCATGTCCTAGCGCCTAACTCTGATAATTGCCATATATCGCCCTTTTTTCACACAACAAAGTGGCAAGAAACGGGTGCACTAGACCAAGCAAGGTACTTTACGAGATTCAAATCAGCTCAGGGTCAAGTATGGTGTAGCATGATATACGATCATGAGTTGAGTCCTCTACTGATTTTATTTGTTTTGTAGTCGTGTATGATTTTCATGCGTTTATTGTGAAAGGTCAAAACCTTCTATCGTTTCTACTTTATTTCATTTCTTTCCTAGTCAAGCCTCGTATAACCCAACGCTAGACATACCCATAACAAAACCAAAGAAGATTGTCTTGTATGTATCAAGTCACATTGCAAAGGCTGCATCTACGATAAACAATGATCATATCCCTAAGCCTATAGCAAGAAGCCACATGAAAGGTTTGAGGACGCTAGGAAGGTTTCACTTTAGTTGGTTCACTAATCACACAATCACTCCAGACAATATAACAAACTGGCTCGCTTGTGCTATGATGTACCCGATTGTCTCTGTGTAGTCTGCTGCTACTAGTGTTTCTACTCCTGTCATCGTATATGTAAGAAGATATAAATGTTAGCTGTTAACGAATTTAATGCAATCACCATAAGAGTCAAATGCAATGACCCTCTTAATCGTCTTTGGTATCTGGTGGCTATGGTAGCAAGACTTTGAGCTGACTCAAGTGGACCATGTATTTCTAGGTCTCAAGACTATATAGGATATTGAGGCGACTATTGCTATGAATAGTATGTGGTATATCGCAAATAGTCGCTTGTTCATCCTACCTGATCTTTGACTGCATAAAAGTACGCATCTCTACAATTGCTTTCTCTAGTCAGTGTGATGCAGATGCTTGCATATTAGCCAGACCTTGGTACACAGTAAGTCTTTGGTCGTCTCTGTCTTGTCGTTCAGACCTCTCTTTTCTGTGCATGTTGATCATCTCATCCCTTTCTGTCTTATGCTCTTTCTCTCTGCCTAGCACATATTTGTATCACACAGTTATTATAGTGAACATTCATATGATTAAAACACCAAACACTCACCATTGAGCGACTACATTGTTTATTATATCATCCATTCTATTGATGTCATATAATATAAATCTTTGCACCTGCACCTGCAATCGTACTTCCAATAGTGTCTATGTCTATTGTAATCTCTGCATCGTCTGCAAGTGCGCCATCACTTATTACTGGAGCAGTTGCCGCCGTTGTGCTTGTTTTCTCTGTGGCGTCAATAGTTATTTTTGTTGATAATATTGAAGTCCCTCATTCGTTTATGTCGAACGTCAAAACACTTCAAGTTGGTGCGGTTGTCACACTCGCCCTGACCTCCGTTACCGTAAACGCATACGGCATTCTGAATGTTTTTTTCGCTGTTCCCGTTGTCAACGCTGTTGTTTCGTCGCCTATAGCAACAGAAAAACACTCTTTTTTGTTTATTAAAGAGACCATGGCCGCTCACAAGTCGTATTCTTTTGCTCCAAATGAGGCGGCACTGTCTCATACAACTACTAAGTCTCCAGCTACTAGCGTCGCTTTGTTTGATAGATCTTGTATTGCTGTAATTGCCATCGTATATTTTTAATATAAAGTACTTAATAGTGTATAAGATTGCCTCAGTAAGATACAAGGTCTCCGTTGTAGTGTATGAAAGAATATATCATCAGACTCACCATCAGCGAAACAGTTGCTAGTTGTACGTTCGATGTTCCATTATTGAAGTATAGATTCTTTGCGTCCGTTGTGTAGTGAATCTCCCCCGCACTCGCTATCGCATTCGTTACCAATGTGTTTATGTTTACGTCTAGTCACGACTTAGGCAGTATTTTGAATTCTACGTTATTGAGTGTTTTCATTATGAAACACTTGCTACTCAAATAATGGGACTCGCAGGCTTTAAGTGGAAGTCTCAATTGTTGGGGTCAACAAACAATGGATCTACCGTCGTTGTTCCTATCTCTCCGTCGGTATATGATACATTATTGAGGCATGAGTATGTTGTTGTTATATCAACAGATCAACCAATCTCGCTGGAGTATCCACCCACTAAGGTGCCTGATGCAAGCATCACTATACTGTTCTTGATAGTGATGGTTAAGTTACTAGACGATCACTCTGTTGTCACCGAGAATATGTACTTTGGTATTAGTGTCCCAGCTATCTCAGTGCCATCGTTATAGAATACGCAACTATTTACTGTCGCAGTATACTCGCCATTGGCTCTATGTCATATAATAGATCATCCTGCAGATCAAGATCTGTATCTGCAGTTCCGAAAAATACACCTGTTTAATGTGGTGTTTGAGTTTCGGAAGATCACACCCCTAGAACCGCTTGTTGATGTATCACCTCATGCAGTGCAATCCCTGAAGATACAATCGTTTATCGACGCTACATTGAAAGTAGAAAACATAGATCTGTTCGTGCTTGCTGCAAAATTATTAGCAAACTGGATATTTGCAAGTGATCCTTTTGACCCACCACTGGTTCCTGCTATTGAGATAGCCGAGTAGTCTAATATGGTGAGCTTTGCGTTACCGTTTGCCGAGTAGACGACTCTATCCCCCATGTCTAGGTTATCTCCTCCTACTGTCTGCACCAATGTCCCCTCGTTTACTATTATAGTGTCCGTATTACCACTATTATTGACTGCATATACCAAATTCAACCAAGGTGCCCCACTCGATCAATCTCCTGTGCTGTCGTTTCCTGCTGGATCTAGGTAGAATGTAGCCATTAGAATTTTCATCATGATATAACTAAAGGTGTCTGATATATCCCAATATCCATCTTCATGTTCTGCACCATTGGCACTCAATCGGGATCAGTAACATCACTGTTACCTGTTATGAGGCTTAGGTTATAAGGATTGAAGTCTGTAAACTCTATGTCTATTGGATTCTCTGTGTCGTCTGTCTGTATATTAACACCTGTCAAGGCAGTCTTCCGTCATCAATTGATGTAGAATTGTGCTATATCCTGATCTAAGCTTGCGGCATTTGTTACCCTTATGCTTCATCTCTCAGGGTCTGAGTTCTCCCCTATGGAACAGTTACTGATCCTTTTGTTGGTTATGTACTCCAATCAGTACCCATCTAAGGCGCTCCCTTGCTCTAAGCCAATATCTTTAGCGCCACGAGTAGGTTGTCGGTATCACGGCATTGCTTTCCGTACAGTCCCATCAAACAGGTATATTTGGTTGGTGTCTGTAGACAATCCTGTGGTTACTACATCTGGCGTAGATGATAATATGTTGGCTTTCGTATCTTGTACTACATTATCCCCATCAGCTCGCTCAGTGTCGTAGTCTGTTGCGCTTGATTTAACCAGCGACTGCCCTGTTGTTCATCATGTGGGGATTCATTGTCATGGCGATCATTCGGGTCACGCTGGTCAAGAAGGCGACGTGAACGATACATTTATCTGTGGTGTCTCTGCTGTTACATTTATCTGTGGTGTCTCTGCTGATACATTTATCTGTGGTGTCTCTGCTGTCACATTTATCTGTGGTGTCTCTGCCGATACATTTATCTGTGGTGTCTCTGCCGATACAAATATATCTGTCATTACGTACCCTTCGTTAGATCGGGTAAAATCGTCAGTATGCTAGCCGTTGTCGTTTGTACCGCCCCGTCAGTGAACACTACTTGTAACTCCCAGTAATAATCTCCTGGCACTATATCTGTGTTAGTCGCAGTAAGGAGCATCTTTGTGATACCGCTTGCTGGTGTTGTGTGTGAAGTGATGGCTACTTTTAGTATAACATCATTGTCATCCGTAGCATCCAACCCGTTATTATCTCTCACCGTAAAATATACCGTCGCCCCCGTTATGTCGACACCGACACCATTACTATCTGATATTGTTATTGGGATCGGCTTGAGGTCTGTGAACACGTCTCATCTTGTTATCTTCATTGTCATTGCCTTAACGATAAATTAGTCAGTATCTACTGTACCGAAGTCACTGGGGTCTATGATTCAGAACTGTAATTGGAAGTTTCTCACAAAGACCGTCTGTACTGGGTTTGTTTGTCTATAGTATATTGCTATCTCATCCCCTACCTCTAGCCCTGTAAAGTCTTCGGTATAAGTAGTGTAACCGAAGGATATAACTGTCTCTGTTACGCTTACAGAGTTTTTCCTAATGTCTCAGTAGGCATCGTGTCAAGATGATTTATTCAGATCATAAGAGGCTCTGTAGTCTCAAGCCCTGTCAATAGTTATCTGTTTCACTAAGACGTAAGATGTAGAGTTAGAAGACCTTTCAGTATTTGCTTCTATTGCATGGTCGGCTCAAACCTTAGGCTCACCAATTGCAATGGCTAATTTTGCCTTCTCTGCATCAGTGAATGCGTTTGTGTCTGCGTTACTCTCGTATTGTGTTTTTATTGTCGCCGCTGATATTGTAGGAGTACCGAAGGTAGGTGCTGCTGCTGGTCAGTTAGACATCATTACTTCCCCCGCAGATCATAGCGCCAACTCTACTTCGTCACCGTCTCAGTTGGTGTATGCCTGCTTCCGTGCACCGTTCCCTGTTCTTAGTTGTCCGTCAGTATTAAGCTTTTCTGTCTCTAGTCTCACCGCCTCTGCGTTGATCTCCTCCATGTTCTTTGATACTAGATACAGACTGACCCTGTCGTCTTCGCTGAACGGTACAGCAGTTGTCCCATTTTGTGCTCTTACGATAGTAAACGTGTCAGAAGATCTAGACGTTACCTTTACTTGCTCTTTTTTTGTTACTGTCTCCGTCTCAAACTCATTCAAGGACACCTCCTCAAGAGTGAGGAAATACTCACCTGTTGCAGGGAATATCGCCCCCGCACCTGACGCAACCTGTAGAGATGTAGCACTAGAAGAGATTGACCCGAGTAGTGTAGATTGTGCGTTATCTGCTGTCTTATAGTCTACGAATGTCATTTTGGTTCATTATGATTGTAAAGACTTTAACGTTTTCTCTATTGATTGTTGCGAGTTTAGTTGTAGCAACACCTTTCATGGTGTGAAATCTATCCTGTATACATAGTATGTCTTATTTGCGTTGTAATATCAATTTATTTTGATAGTGTCACCAACTTTGATGATACCCACGTCGAATTTATCACTAACAACAACGGAAAGCTCTTGCACGGGATATCAATATTTTGCTAGGTATGCTGCTGCAAATATAGAGGCTGTTTCGCTGTTCTCTATGTTCAGTTTCTCAATATACCTCTCCTTCACTCCATAGAGTCACTGACTAGTTAAGTCATTAAAGGGCGTGTCGTGTCAAGGTCATCAGTTCTTGTAGTGCAGCACAAGTCTATTCACCATATCAAAGGACTTTGTGGTGTCCTTTACCTCTATTATCTCACTAAGGAAGGACATCCTATGGTCGATGGCTGGCGTCTCCTCTTCTTCATAGAAGTAAACTACTCCATCAGCATCATACGATACCAGTCGACCCACAGACTCAACAACAGACTTTACCGCCTCCATGCAAGAGACGTTATCAAACTCTATTGAAACATTTGATCAATACGTTTCTATACTTGTTCATGTGTATGAAAGGTAACCAACTAGGTCTAATATCTCTTTGAGTATAACCGCAGGGTCTGCTGTCTTTGTGAATGACTTTGACGATCAGTTAGTGTACAGAGTATCTTTGAGCGTTGATTGTATGCCCATTATGTCTATATCGTGGTATTCACCACTAGAAAGGATACTGTGTGTTATCTCAATGACTACCCCACTATAGATAGGCTTGTCTGTCACCTGCTTGTAGAAGTTACCGCCACCTGTGTCAATTCTCTCTATTATGTTCTGGTTAGGATCTACCACCCTTACTATATCTCAATGCGCTATGCCTAACCCTGATGAGTATGACACTGTCTGGTAGTAGTCTCCTCCTCCAGTGTCTGTTGTCTCCTTTAATGTGGTCTCACCCTTGTTTTGTACCCTTAAAGAAAGGTCAGAGAATCAAGATCACAATACAGAACTAAATCTAATATCTCCGTTCACCTCTTTCCGTGACAAAGTCCTCTTGAATACGTCGTCTTTATCAAAAACCTTTATTATGTAGTTACTATCCATATGTTGGGGATCGTGAAAAGTAAATATCTGCTGTCCGTGTCCCGTCTATGGCTACTTCTATGGCGTTTGATCAGATCTCTAAACTCCCGAATCATCAAGTATAGTCTTGATCTGGTTCACTATTAAGTAGTACATTTTTCGCCTTGAAATCAAAAGTCACTATGTCCGAGTTAGTGAAAGTTCACGTAGTGGATATTACGCTACTGCCTATACTTACAGTCACAACAGTTACAGAAGAAAGCCCTGTGCCAAACTGTACCCTAACCGTAGGAGACGCCTTGCGTTCACCGTATAAGTTATTCACCTCGTCCACAAAAGATCCAGTAGCAGAAAGAAACGAAACTTCTCTCCTTACAGATCAGTAAAAGAATGGATCTATTACCTCGAATACAAAAGAAAATTTCACCCAGTCCCTCGTGTAGTGCTGTCTATCAAAGCTTAGCTTTATACAAGACGCTGTACTGACCCGTACGTCTCCGTTCGCTCTCCTTATCCTTAGCTCCTTATGCGGCTCGTACAGTTTTCTTTTTATCCCTCCCATAAGGCTTTCTAGCTCCTCAGGGCTAGACGCTCTCAATGATCACTCTATTGTCACTATGTTTTCGTTTATCGTCTGTGATATATACCCTTGCCCGTTCTCTCTTGCTGTCTTATATTTCTGATTATCTATAGATCACATATTATCTATATCTGGCGTATTGTTAACTACAACATTTGATGAGTTAAAACTATACTCATTGTAAGAAAACACACCACCAAAGTCAGATCATAGTATATTCTTACCTGCTCAATATATCAAAGCTCAAAAAGTAGTAGTTCAGAACATCTATGATATACCTAGGGATAAATTACGTTGTGCTTTGTATAATGTCGACTCTATAAGGGATACCAATCTCTGTTCGTCATCAGAGTTCTTTATAGTCACCCCTCAAAGGTTGATGTTGATAGCTCAAGAACTTGATCCGTTACTGACCATACCACTTGATCATGGCGTGAATATCTCTGGTCACCTCTCACCTACCAGGTAGCTACTATTAGCAAGTACTCATCATCAGAAAGCCCTCGCCCCTGCTATTGGTCAGATACCCTGCGTTTGTCACAATCTCAACTGGTTAGCCGTTGCGGCTTCTTGTCACATCTTCTTGATATTCGGTATAGTTATACCGACCTTGCTGGCTACTTTGTTTACCGCATCAATAACGGTATTTATCTTCTGTATGACCCGATTGACTGCACTAGTCGCCGTGTCCTTTATCCCTTGGAATACGTTAGTGAATACCGCACTTGTGGCAGCACCTATAGACTGGCCTATTCATCTTATAACTTCCCGTCAAGCTGTTCGGCTTTCTGAGACGCCACCAAAGAATACCCCTATAGCACCAGATATGGCAGAAAGGACGCCAGATATTGTTTTACTCACCTTGTCCCAATTCTTAACCACAGCAATCACTAGTTCAGACAGTCAAAGTGTCATAGATGCAAGAAGTATTCTCACTCCAGTAGTTACAACTCAGCCTATATTATCCCATACTTCACTGAGGTAGTTCGTTACTCTCTCCCGTATCGCTATCCAATAGGCTTTTATCTCATCAAAGTTCTTATATATGTATAATGCCAGCGCTCAAATAGCCATAATGATCAACCCTATCGGTCACGTCATCGCAGCGATAGCGGTGCCAAGTACTCACAATCAAGCAACTATAGTAGGGATTGCTAATCACAATAGTCAAATGGTCGTGATAAGACCAGCAACAGCGGCTACTACTAAGAATATCTTCTTTGCTTTTTCTGGATTGTCGTTTGCTCGCCCTGTTATCCTTTCAAGCATAGGCAACACCTTTTCAACAGCCTTTGTTAATATATCAAGTAGTCATCACTCTACAACCTCACCGTTTGCGAATCATCAAAGAGAGGCTAGTGCTATCCCTACGTTATCCTTTAATGTACTCATAACACCTCAGAATGTCTTACTCTTCTTATCCATCATCCCGAAGAACAAACCACCCTCAGTAGTTGCGTCTCTCATGGTCTCCTGAACCATCTCGAAGCTTATAGCCCCATCTGACATCTTATCCTTTAAGCTTGCCATACTCTCGCCAGTCTTGTCTGCAATAGACTTTAATGGATTGAATCACAAATTTATCATCTGCAGAAGATCTTGCCCCGTCAACTTACCAGCACTAGACACTTGCCCATACACTAACGCTAGACTTTTGAGCTTATTAGCGTTACCTCCAGATATATCACCCAACATTCTCATGTCGTCCATTACGTTCTCTTGCGCTACTCAAAATTGTAGCATTGTGGATGTAGCTTGCACTAGATCAGAAGATTCAAATGGTGTTTTTGCTGCCTCTTTTTGTATGTCCTGGAATAGCTTCAATCAGTTCTCTGCGCTACCCGTTAGCGTGTCTAACTCTATACGGAGATCTTGGAGCTTGCTTGCTTGCATAACCGCACCAGTTCACAAGGCTAGAAGTCAGCTCGTCGCTATCCCTCCCCATTTCGCCATTCATTTGAACGCTTTTTTATTGTTGGCTGCAAAGTCATTTAATTTTTTTGATACTCAAGAAAGTCAGGAGCTGAGCTTGTCTTTGATACGGATGAATACACTAACTTCTTTTTGCATCTGAGGCTTTACTATCTAAATTCTTCTTGCCTATTATAACGTCTATAACTCGCTGTGGTGTGTTTACATAGTCTGTATAAGACCGTCCCATCTCCTCCATCACATGAACCATGAGTATCTCCTCGCTCACGCTCTTACGCTTCTTGACTACCTGTGCAGCATAGCCGTCTAAGACCCTCGCCGCTAGTCTTTTTTTTCAGTAGTGTCTATTAGTGACGTTACCTCTTCTGATAGCTTCGTGAAGTCTGCTATATTCATGTTGTCGATGATATCACCTACATCCTTATTTGTGCAAAAAGCTTTTACAATGTCAACTACCACATCAACTTCGTTTCACCCCTCTTGTAGGCTTTTGAGTATAGGTTGTATCTTCCTTAGATCTTTTACTAGTAGTTCCTCTCCAAGATCTAGTTCAATAGTATGCTCTCATATTACGATGCTCTTCATGTTAATTGTATGTTAATTATAAAGGTTTATTCTGTTATAGCTAGAACCGTGCATCTGCAGTTAGGGTGCGCAGTAGGTCAATCAAGTCATACTGGGAACGTGTCCCTTAGTCAAACTTTCTTTGTATGCAAGGCATCGCACTCTGGACAGACTCTTTCATCTATTGCTGTGTACCATTCCTTGCCAGTAACCACTCAAGAACTCTCTCGTGACTGGATATAAGCTTCTGTGCTTGCATTTGTTACCTCTGTCCTAGCGATGACAGCAGATCTCTTCTTTGTGAACTCTTCAAACTGGCTGCTGATGTTCCTTGCTATCTGATCGGCTCAAAGTCAAGCATCGTTTCACTCCTTAATGATGACACTGATGGCTTTCTCCGTTGTGCTATTCACTTGCTTGCTTGTTAATGTTATTTGGTCTCTGATCCAGTTGTTTACTTTGTTCTCTCAAACATCAAAGGTAGATATCGCTCCAATCTGGCTGAATCACTCGTTCCCCTCTGTTTGGAATATCGTCCTATATACAGACTTGAGTCACACTATCCATCTAGTAGAAGAGAACAGGTCGAGTTTTGGTTGCGAAACCTTCTTGCTCTTCTGTTGTCTTATCTGCTTCGCTATACTCTCTCACTGTTCCTTGAATATTTTATTGACCTCTCTGATGTAGTCCGATTCATACATATTTGTACGTTGTATTTTCTGTTTCCGTAACTTCTCTCCGTAGGCTTCCCTTTCTTTCAAATACTCTGTAGTGCCCTTCGTGTACTTATTCAATATCTTCATCACCGCACCTCCAACGTCTTTCTTTACTTCTTGCTGCTGTATTTGCTCTCACATTGCCATGCCTACTGGTTTGATAGTGTCACCGTCTTTCAATGGCTGTTTACCTGTAGCTACTCTGTACTCATTGAGTGTTATAGTCCCGTTATTGTACTCAGCTAGCAAGTCTTCTTTATCTACTGGTTTGACGTTAGTAAAGGAAAAATAGCCGATCCCAGCGAATAATTCATTGTTGAGCTTTTCTTGCAGCATCGCCGCTAGTGGGCTTATAGTTATTCTGTAGAATATAGACTCTGCTGTCTGTGCTGTTGCTCTGTTTACATCATCAGTAACACCAACGATAGCCTTTGGTACTTTGAATATAGCGAACACTTCATCCCTTGTAAACCTTCTTGACTCAACAAAATCTAGTTCCTTCTGTGACACTCTCGTCTCTTCATAGTTTACGCCATTATCAAGAAATGCTATACTATTGCTATTGTTCACACCTTGGAACTGTTCCTTCCATGATCTTATTGCTCTTGTTTTTGTGTCTCTATCTATAGCCTTGTCAGTTTTAAGTACTCAACCCACGCTTGCGTTGTTCTTAAAGAAGTTCCAATTCCATCTTGTAGCCGTCTGGTCCATCTCTGCTTGAATAGCGACCGCCTGCATCGGTGATACGCCCTTAACTGTACGTGGTCGTGTCTTGAGTGGAGAGTATAGACTGAAATCAATGACATCATCAGGAGAGAATCTAAACATGCCTCCATTTGCTGTGTATGTGTAGCTCTTGATACTACCGTCTGCGTTCTCCTCTATATTAACAAGATCTGTCCTCAAGTACTGTAGTTCGTCTACTTTTGTTCCTATCATCACTTTACGAAAGTATGCAGTCCCTGTTAGTTGTAAACTAGACACGGCTGTCTGTAGGAACTCGTAAGTAATAAGCCCCATATGCTTATGGTCTATAATCTTATCACTATCAATACTACGTTGCAGAGAATACTTCAGCTCTGCCATGCTATTAGCTATCGTAGAGACACATAGATACTGCCACCCTGTGTATAATTGGATATAGTCCGACCTTGTGAGGTTTGCGACCCTGTAACTTGTGCTTGTTGCAGGATAGAATTGCCCCTCTGAGCTAGGGTAAGACTTACTCGAAAACATACTCTTAATCCTGCTGAATAATCACATGGTATTGTCTTAATAGATAAATTCTATAACCTTTATAGCTACTGTAAGATCAGCAACAAATCATTTCCCGCTATTTAGCTCAACAGGTGTTATTGTCCCCCCTACTGGCTGCATCATAGAGATAGTGCCGTCAAGTGTGTAGTTCTCATCTATTATTGACTTGATGTCTGATATACCCTTACTGATTATCTCCTTCGCCTCCTTTCTTCAACCAGTCTCTGTTATCTCTTGGAATATGAGTATTTGGAAGTTGTATGTCCTTTGATTATTGCAAGTGTCTAGAACGATTGCGTCAAAACCTATAGGCTCAAACGTCAGATATGGGTATCCTGTAGATTCCAAAGTGTGATAGTCCAGCACCTGCACGAATGGCTTCCCGACTCATTGGTACGCACTGAATAATGATAGTAGCTTGTCTGATAGTGTTTGTATCATTAGTCTAAGGTTCTCAGAAGTAAATCTATCTGCTTACTGAATACATTCTCTACTAAAAGTTTACTTGCCGCCACTCACTTACCTAAGAAGTCACGAGCTTTGATATACTTTGTTCAGTACTGTATATATATTGCATAATCTCTGAAGTTATTCAAGACCCCAGTCAACTTTGATGGAAATCTAGTCTCAAAGCTGTTCCTTAATAGCCCAGTGTCAACTGGCGTCTCCCTCTTCACATTACTCTCTATACCTATCATGGCGATACGCAGACCCTTACTCAATGCGTCCTGCACATTAAGTGAGTCAAGTTGCCTCGCTAACCTAGAGGATCAGACTATATTGACCTCTATCATATCTGTAGAATAGCCTGTAAACGGCTGAAGGTTATCCCTACAAACTTGGATACCCCCTTGACACTATATTCAACACCACCTATGGCGAGTATGTCACTCTCCTTGATATCTGCGTCATACTGCGTGTGGAATAGGAACTCTTTTCAGAAATTAGAGATATCAACCCCTTCCTTTATCGTTATAGCCTTGAGGTGTCCTTGGTAAGATTTCCCCGTAGCAGAATAGGTGCTCTTTTTGTATCAAGAGTCGTCGCTATACGCCATCCTTTTTACTGTAGCTGACTGGTTGTCCTTCCTAAAAGCTCACATCCCTGTATTTATCCAAAGCACTAAAAAGACTAGCGTTTGTTGATCATGTATACTCTATCCTATCACCTGCCACCTCTTCCATCTTTACCCCATTACTTGCCCTTGTGTTGTACATGCCAGAAGCAACCTCAAGACAAACAGCTTGCAAGTCATAAGGTATGGGATCATATCAAGCATTGTATGAAACTCTATACTCATCAAGTCATCTGCCCATACGGGAAGTAAACCTAACGATTCATGTGTTTGTGTCAATAGAGTACTCAGCTTCTGACACTGCTTCCCAAGCTGGAGTGTCAAGCCCTCAAATGTTCGTCTCTATGCTTGCCACTGTGTTCACAGGCAGATTCCTTAGCAGGAAACTTGTCTGACCTAGCCCATCGTGCAACTCTGTGTAGTCGCTAGCGGCGATAGTCCTCCCGATGTATGACTCAATGATCGTAGAAGCGTTCTTAACTATCAGCATACACAAAGAGTCTTGATCAGATCAAGATATTCAAAGGTAGGTCTTGAGTGTGTCAACAGTTATTAGCATCTTTTGTCTTTATTTGTAAATTACTTCGTCTCTACGGTCTTGTTGCTAGCCATTGACTTGTTCGCAGCTTTCTTCGCTGGCTTTCTCTTAGCCTTCATTACTTCAACGAAAGAGCCTAGTGTGATTATTTGCTTTTGTGTCAAGTATCCTGTTTCTCCTGTCCTGTACATTCCGACAGGTCTAATGAACTTAACTTTTATTTTGTCCATGGTCATAGTATGTAGAGTAAATCCTTCTGTTCTGCACAATGGTGTCATTATGTAGAATAGAAGAGGAGAGCCGAAGCCCTCCAAGAGTTACTAAGCAGCAACTCCATTCTTCAATACTGTAAACGCAGCAGGGATTGCAACATTACCTCCGAATCTAGTGATAGATCTGAAAGTTGTTTTGTCGTCTCTGAAGTCGTTTGCAAGATGTCCTTTCTCGAAAGAAAGACCCTTTCTGTTAGCCATGTAGTAGAAGTCGAAGTCTCCGAAGATAATCGATACAGCGTCTGCGACATCTGTCCCAGCGTCTTGTACGATCTTTGAAGAATCTGATATAACTACTGGTCTACCTAGAAGTGATGGGCTAGTCATGTTTCTCAATTCTGGATACAATGGGTATCCGTCAGTTGTTTTTAGTGACATCAATTTACCCCATGTGTATTGTGACATAACCCAAGAAGTATTTCTTTTGTACCTCTTAGCCGCTCTTGTCATTACGTCAACAAGATTAGTGTCAGCAATATCAGCAGTTGTTTCTGCAGTACCAAGAGCCACTTCGATAATACCTGATGCGTTTGTGATACCTGTAGGCTGGTTTGTCCCAGTACCTCCCAAGATAGCGTCCTCTTGTAGAGCAGCAACTTGTTCAGCAACATCTTCAACGATAAGGTTGTAGAGGTCTGGTACTGTCATAGTGTCGTCTAGAAGTTCGTTAGTGACTCCTGTGAGTGTAGCTACTTTGTAGATGTCGATAGCAACGTTCCCTGTTGTCAATTCTGACTCAGAGATAGTTGATCCCTCTCCTACGTATGCAGCTGTAGTTGATCCGTCCTTTGATGGGAAGATAACTTTGTCACCTTTCAAGATATTGAATGATCTTACAAGACTTACAACATCATATGCGTTGATAACTCTGATAACATCTCTCTCGAATTGGTCAAACACTAATTCAGCTCCTTCTGTTCCTGTTCCTTCAGACATAGTCTTGATAGATGCAGTTACAGCCTCTTCAAATTTACCACCCTTTGCAAGAGCTTTCCATCCTTCGACGATAGCTGTTTTAGCGATCATCCCTTGAGCAGCAGTGTCAACCTTCTTAGAAGAAACACTAAGCTTTTTGAGTTCTTTCTTGATGTCTTCAATTTCTCCAACTGTCTTAGTTTCAATAGCTGAGAGTTTGAGAGAGATAGAAGCGTCTACGATCTCTGGAAGGCTTTTTTCTAGATTAGTGGTGATTGTTTTGTTCACCTCTGACAATAGTTCTGCTTTGTCCATTATAAATAAGTACATAAAATAAAAGTACTATAGCCTCTTTAGTTTTTCCAAAGCTGAGGCTGTCGCTTTGTTGATCTCTTGCAGTAGAGCCTTTTTATCAAGTGCTTCTTGTGCTTGAGCTTCAAGTTCTTCATTGGCGACTTTGTCATCAGCCAACCCCTTAATGAAACTCTTGATCTCTTGCAGTTCTGCGTATACATCCTTAATAGTCAACTCGGCTTGCTCTTTTATGATAAGTCCTTTACTAATAGCCTCTTCATATAACTTACCGTCAAGACTTAGAGCTCCTGGATTACATGGCACAGCAACAAAAGAGACTTCGAGTAGTTCTGCTCTCTCTATGATTTTGTAGTCTTGCTCGTTTCTCTTGAGAGGTATGAATCAAACTGATACAGTCTTTAACATACCCTCGTTGTAGAGATTCCTAGCAAGGACACCGAGCGGGTTTGTCTTTGAAAAGACGCCCTTCATTCTCTTGACGCCCTTGCTAGTGTAGAACTTAGTCCCTTTACCGATGATTGACTCTATTGTGTAGTTATGGTTGGCAAGGACTACTGGATTCTTTTCCCAGTTCTTAGTGTCCCGTCCGTTTACCTTTATTACTTCGTTGTCTCTGTCGGCGTCTTGCGTTGTAGCAATAACATCAAAAGCCCACTCCTTATCGTCCTCAACCTTGCTTACAGCATCAGTCAGGAGGGCTATCTTATCTTTGATGTTCTGCTCTAGCTCTTTTGTATATAACATAGTGATTGCCATTTGTAAAATTATGCAGTATAACTTGCGATAGTGTTAACCAACTCCATATTAACAGCCTCTCAATCAACTTGAGATCTAAGACCCTTGAATGTAACTGTCTGTGTCACTACTTCGTCGTTACCCTGTGTTCTAGAGAACTCATTGAACGAGCACATAGCAAGGTTTACAGTCAACCTAGGGTTGCTTGTAGCGCCGATTGTTGTAGCTGTGTCCTCTATTTCAAACCTTACCGCCTTTTTCACATCGTCAAGGTGTGAGTCTCTATATGTCCCATTCTCAAATAACACGCTGAATGATCCAGATACAGAGAACTGTGTATTGATGTAGTCAACTGGTGTCAGGCTACCGACACAATAATCAGCCATCAAGTTCTTTTCAAATGTTATCTCGAAAGACTTGAAACAGAAAGGAGTCGCTGCATCAAGACCCGCTAAGTTGGTAGCAGTTCTGAGGCTTGAGCTTCTAGCTAGTAATGTGTAGTCAACAGCGTGTGATACTGTATGTGTAGCTGACTCTCCTGGGAGTCACTTGAGCGATACGGTGAATGTAGCGATCTGACCTTCTTCTACTGAGATTGTCATACTCTCCACCATCGTAAGCGGGAAAGCTAGATCTCCAAGTACTGGATCATCAATAGCCATTGTTAGTGACGGTGATTGGTTTGTCTCTTGTAGAGTGAACGCATGGGCGTAAGCGCCTGTGCTATCTTCTGTAGCTGATACAGTACCGAGCAATGAATACAACCAGTACCCTATAGCGTTTACGCTAACATAAGATCCTAGCTCTCCCTCTGCAAACTTCTTAACTAAGTGACTATCTGTAGCGTCAATAATTGACCCCACTGAAGCGACATCATCAACGTATTCACCTTTTTCTTCAAAAGAGAAGTCCGTCTTCTTCTGTCGGCTCGCAGCAGCAACCGCTGTCCCTCTTGTGCTTTCAATACCGACTCAAACATTTATAAGCCTTCAAATGTACTTTGCCATGTTGTATGTTATAGATAAACAGTAACCAGCTTATATAGCATAGTGGAATAGATGCAACTACTCAGTTGCACTATGTAATTTTAACAACAGCTTTCTTCTGAACTTTTCTAAACCCCAGTCACTCTTGAAGTATAGCATCCTTTTTAGATCCTTCTTACATACCCTCTTTTCAAATGTTATGATATACAGATAGTCTTGTTCCTTGTGAGTAAGGTTAATCCGTTTCTCAAGGGGTACATATCATGGTCTGTCTGGTCTGATTAGTCCTATCATATCACCATATCAAAAGAATAAAATCACTGGAAGGAGAACACCATTGAGTCAACAAGATCATCCTTCGCCCTACTAGGGAATAATAGAAGCTGGTCTTGTAGTTCTCCAGTTCATGGCAAAAAGAACACCTGTCACCTAGTGAACTTACCTTGATACTCCATTAGCCTTGTTACCTTATCTTTGCTTGACCTTAGTATGTTAGCCGCTATGCCTGCGTCTTGTAGCTGTCTGCATATGATCTCGCCTCAATTGTTTCACTCGACATTCACTATACTTACAGAGTACCTATTATATAGATTACGCACTGTTTCTTTTATGTTCTCTTCGTCTTTCTGTTGACCTTCTAACTCTACAACGTGCACAATATACAAATCTTCGCCTCTATGTGCAGAGACAACAATACCCACACTATCGCTGTTTGTCTTGAGAGAAAAGGCAGGATCTACACCAATGACGTATTGCACCTTCATTTCGTCCGTTGAGTCTGGTACTTTGTCAGTCATCTGTATCTGTGATCTTGATATTATAGACTGACCGCCTTTGTATGGGATGAGTAAGTAGTTCTGATTGAAGGATATGTCACCATCATCCTTTATTGTAGCAACCACATCATCTGTAAATACACTAGGTCGTATATTGACGCCGTCCTCTATCAATGGTTGATGGAACACGTCCCGCCTCTTGCTATCTCTGTATTTCTTTCTGAACCTAGGCACTACTCCGTCCTCTCTGATAGTATTTCATAAGAATATTATCTTCCTTCTTAGCGGATCAAGTGCGCTGATTGTCTCACCCATAATTTTGTTGTAGTTCTTTTCCACTATGTCTGGATTCTCAACAGAACTCTCAACGTCCACATCATC